CGGCGTGAGAGAGATGATGCTCGGCTTTTCGTTGATGAAATACTCGGTGTTCATCCGATGCAATTTGAGCTCTTCAACGTCCATCAGGTGCGCTCGATTGCGCGGGTTGTCGAGCCCCGGTTAGCCGTTCCGGATTCTCCGGCTGATTCGTTTTCCAGAGCCGATGCAATCGCAAGATAGTTCTTGTAGATATCGCTCATCTTCCGGGAGGATCCGCCCTCCGAAATGTCGACAAGGTGAGCAACCTTGGATGCTTTGTTTCTCCAGATTTCGGCTGCGGCAGAACGGACCGAGAGAGAGGCATCAATCAGCAAGCTGAGCATCTCATCCGTGTAGGGCTCGACATTGTTGGGCTCATTGATCATCGCCCGGATCTTTGCAATTTCAGATGCAGTTGCCATTATCTCTCCTTATCGCAAGAATGCCCCGGCCAGCGAATAGCCGAACCGGGGCAAACTTGATGTTGTTGTTACTTGCTGTTGTCGTCTTCTTTGAGACGATCGAGAATCTGCTCTGTCGTGCCCTTTTGGGAAAGTTCACGCTTACGAGCTTCATTCTTGAGCTCTTGGTAAGACCAAGTTGCATAAGCCTCTTCGGCCTCTGCTTCTTCTTCGAGCTCGACCTCTTCGACCTCTTCGACTTCTTCGACCTCTTCAGTATCGGTTTCGGTCTCGTAGTCTTCCGACTCTTCCGGATCTTCGGTCTCTTCGATGAAAGAATCATCGACACCGGCAATCTCGAATTCGTTAGCCAACCAAGGCCGGTCGACGACAAACTGTGCGTCTTCTTCACTGAGTGGCTTTGTGTAATCGATTTTACGCGACATTTCTAATGTCCTTTCTCCAAGGTGTCGAAGTAGGCCGGTGAGTCCACCAAGGAAAGCTCACCGGCCCACGAGATTAGACCGACAGGTATTGAGTCGGAGGAGTGTAAACGCCGGTTGCCTTGATTTGCATCACGACGGCACCACCACGCTGGCGAATTCCGGTGCCGATTCCCCGGTTGTAGAAGGAGTCGATCAGCGGGTAATCGTTGTCGCGGCCCTTGACGAGACGCATGCCACGGAGAGAGGGCTGGGCGTGCTCCCGGATACCGACCGGGTTGTTGAGGTTTGCACGACC